GAATATAAGTAATCTCTAACGGCGATACGCTGCACCTAAAATACTTTTCAACGTGCAGCCTTCGCATGGCCCATTTAAGTTGTGCAAAACAGCTATCCCGAAGTGTTCGTTCCGTCTTACGTACTACGAGCCAATTAATAACAGGATTGCTCACAATCTCATATATAACTCGTAATGACTGCGTGGATGATTTCTTGCTGGCACGACTCCCTTTAACTACCTTGTATCGGCCTTTAAACCTCCAAAACTCACCGTAGCCCTTCCCCACTATATCGGCAATATTCACGACGTCGTAATTAGTCTGCAACGTCATCACCACCGACTATCATAATCGGATTGACCTCAATAGCTGTATCGGCGCTAAACAAATTGTTTCGCTTGCCGATAAGCTCTAAAGCCTTTAACTGGGCCCTGGCGTCAACATGCTTTTTAATAATTCGTGCACGACTGCATCCTTCTCCCGTACCCTCCACCACAACGACCTCTTCTTTAACCTCACCCCGAGCCAATGCCGCCAGTCGACCCTCGACCTCTGCGCTGCTCCCGA